TCAGTAAAAACTCCTCCAATCAAATATGCTTTAGGTTGTATGTTAACACCTCTTTCTGATAAATCAAAATCGGTTCTTGTTATTCCTATTTCACATAATTCTTCGTTACCCCAAAATGGATATACCTCAACACTTCTATCAAATGAAATAATTTGTGGTAATGAATTCAAATCTTCAGATGATTTGAATGTGTAATTATTTTTAAAACTATCAACTCCAATACCCAATCTTTTAAAATCCGCAGGTCTTAATGAAAAACATCCAATGTCCGATAAATCAACATCTACATGTACTGTTTGTACTCCGATAGGGACACCCCATATCATAAAGTCGCCTGCACTATTTGTTTTAACGGTGTAATTATAATATTTTTCGTAAACTTCTAAAACCGCCTCATTTTCTAAAATATCAGATTGATCAGGAAATGTACCAGTTGATGCGTGACCTCCATGTTGTTTTCTTGATGGTAACAAGTTATATCTATACCCATCATCATTTTTATCTGTAACTTCCTTATATGGGTACAATACAGATATTACGGGGTCATTTTCATCTTCTTCTAATAGGGGTATGAATATAGAAACTCTAGCATTACCGATACCGAATCCGTTATTCGCAGTAATTCTACCACAAACAACACCGTAATCGGAACACATTGAGGTATAGATTTGCTGTTGTGTAAACTTTAAGGACAAAATTTCAAGTACGTCAAAATCTTGTTTGAGTTCAACAGTTACTTTTTGGTCCTTACCAATATTGGTTGCAATTCTATGTTTTTGTATCATTCTTATAATAAATAGAAACTATCTTATTTTTCTAATATTATAAGTAAAAAACTTGTTAAAATGTAGTGGAACCTAATGTTTTAACTCTGACTTTAATATCTTTATTTGGGAATCTAATTTGATATATTTGATTGGATTTCATAAAGATAGTATTATCTGATTGTGATATTTCTTTAGTTACCGTGTCACTATATGCTTGAGATACTTCTGATGAAGAATACTCTCCTCCAATTTTATTAAAAACTCTTGTTTCAATTACATTCTCCACTCCTGATACTGAACCTATTTCTCTGTTTAAATTACCAACAAATAAAGGGTCACCCATTTTACGTTTGTCAATTGAAAAGAATGAAGTAACCGTTTCAATAATATCTTGTAATATATCAGTTTGACTACTATTTTTATTAATGTTTAAATCAATCTCTAAACTAAAATCAATTACTTCTCCTGTATCAATATCTAAGTAATCATTAATCATTTTGTATTCAGACAAATAACTTAATATATTGTTTTTCAATGTGTTTGATACGGTATCGGTTAAATTACCTCGGTCATCGTATGATAATAATTTAATTCTAACTTTATTATCTTCTTCCATAACATTAACCTTTGCAGGTGCTCCATATGTTGCTGGCATAGTTTCAATTAACGATTTATAATCATTTAATGTAACCGCTCTATTTTGTGCTGAGAAATTGTACGCAACCATGTTTCTAATTTCATCAATAGTTGGTTGGTCAGCACCACCGACAGCAGGTGTGATATTTGTAACTCTCAATGAACTAATAACTTGTGAATTAATTGCTGTGTTTGGACCTTGAACATTAAATTCAACATCGTCAATACTTGTAATAACATTAACACCTAAGTTCGTATCTCTACCTCCACCAACTCTATATCTTACAAATAAAGTGGTGTTAACTTTAGGAATTGCACCAAGTGACATGTTATTTAAATAACTACCTAAATTAACTTTCATATTTCCAGTTATGTACTCATCTAAATTGTCCAATGGATTTACAGTTCCAGAACCAAAAGTTAATGAAAAATAACTTTCAGGTGTATATTCAGTAATGAACTTATTATTAACAGACAAATATGTTCCTGATTTAAAATTGTTAGTGTCTGAAACTCCGGTCGGGTCTGGTACAAAAACTTTATCTTCAATTAATGATTTAACTTCATACCATTTGTTTGTTGCATCACTAAATTCAGTTGATGTTGGATTACCAGCAAACGTCGTACCTTCTTTATGAATTACGCTAGTTACACCTAAAACATTTTGTTCAGGTAAATAAAGTTTTAAAAATGGTTTTTGGTCAGTTGAATTAATAACTCTTCTAAATATTTTAGTAACTCCGTTTACTACCGCTTCTCTTTTTGTAATCGTATATGATATTAATCTATTGTTCGTATCAAAATTCGGTATTTTAAGTCTATTAGGTTCATTTTTACTATTGAATGGTACTGAAAAATCAATGTCTTCAATTGTTTCAAAAACCTGACCTCCACCTGAAACCTGTGCACCCGCCTTTAATATACCCAAATATCTTTCATCCTCTTTATCACCACGTACTGGTACGTTTATTGAAAAATCACATAATGCTACTGAGGGTCTAACACCTGGTAATCTAATACCATATGTTTTTGCAATATGGAATAATGATTGTCTTTGTTGTGCAAAATCCAACATTGTTTCCTGCCAAACCCTATCAATGTGAAAGTGTAAGTTATCCGCAACCGCTGCGTTAATATCTAATAATACAGAATATATTGATGCATCGTTAAAGTTCTTAACTAAATCAGGATAATAATCCTTTGTTAATGTAACTAATTCATTTCTTAGTCCCGCAAAATCTCTAGTTGCGTATGATATTTTTTTACTCATTTTATATGTTTATAATTACAAAATCACTTGAGGAAAACGCCCCATTATTAACTGTATAATCTATCTTTACTTTAGCGGTATATGGTTTTGTTGATTGGTCAGCAACCCTAAATAATCTCTCATCTTCTAACTCACTAAACATTTTTTCATCCGCATCGGGGTCGTCTTCTGCGGACATTATATTAATAGAATTAATATCCAAATTAGGAATGTACTTTCTAACCCCTTCTCTAATCTCCTCTTCTATTAAATTAAATGATATTAAATCGTTTTGTTCAAAAATATACTCATAAATTCTAGTACCAAAATCAGGTAGATAGTATCTACTACCCTTTCTTGTTAATAGTAAGTGAATCAGATTTGCACGAACTTCCTTTTCAGGTATTTCGGTCATATTAAGGTAATCACCTTTCTGACTGTCTCTAAATGGGAAATCTATACCGTATGTTACTGCCATATCCAATAAATATAAACAAACACAAAATGGTTATGTATCCTCTTTCAATTTAGAATTTCCTTTAATAATATGTGGGGGGTCATATGGACAATTTGCACAACCGTTGGAACAACAATACCCTCTCTTCTGTAAAAAGAAAGAAGTCAGGACCATAAGCCCCGACTTCTCATCTATGTAATAATCTACTCCTTCTTCTAATTTCATTAGATACTTGTCACATCACATTGTGCTCCACTACAAGCTTGAGCCGCATAATCGGAAATACTCTTGTATTGTGGTTTATCTAAAATTTCACCGAAGTTTACTTCTTTGAATTGACGAGTAATAGTTTCCCACTTATAGAATAAATGGACATCTTTTAAACAATAAACCATCTTCTTCAAATCACCTTTAAAGTAATTCTTAGCAAATTTCTTCGCTCTTGATAACCAATATTTCTTTAATAATACCTGTTCTCTTGTTCCTGTAACTTGAATTGAATCATCTAATAAAGTATCAGTAGCTAACCATAAGTTATTTTGGAAATAATGTAATCCGTCAATAATCAAACCTGACGCTAAAATTGAACCTTTACCATATGTTTCAACAATCTCATCAAGATTTAATACTGATGTGAATGGTGCTTGGTTGAAGTCTTTGTCTCCGTAATCTGACATAAAACTAACCGCCGTAAAGAAATCTCTTTGTTCCCAAATATAATCAACAATTACATCTTTATCGTCAATAATTACAGTACAAGATGTATTGTGATTAACCGGCATGTAAGCACATAACTCAGGATTAGTTCCCGCATTTACCCAATGTTGTTGAACCAACTTAATTAACTCAAGGTGTTTGATACCTTTCATATCTTTTTTGAATAAACCAACT